CATGGCAAGACCTGTCAAAGCCGTAACACCCGCAACAGCAGCACCACCGATTACCGCCGCAGTTTTACCTATCCCGCTCGCTACTTGCCCAATTGAAGTGCCAGAGCTTTCGGCCTTGCTTGTTGTCTGGTCTATTTTCTTATTAGCATCATCATTGTTTAACATGATTTCGCCAAAAAGTTGGAATAAACTAGCCATTATCTCTCCTCCGATCTGCATTAATCAGCATGTCAAATTTTTTGTTTTCGACTTCTACATCGACAGGCGTTGAGCTGACTCTGGCCTCATTCATAAATTCGTCAAATGTCATTACCTGCTGCCCTTGTATGCATGCCTTGATAACTGATAATTTCCATATTCCCTTGAAGTCTTCGTTAATTTCCCGTTCTTTTGCCTTGGCAATAATCTGCATAAAAATACGAGCCGGAAGTTCGTATACCTCCGGCCCGTAATATTTGTGCGTCAGTCTATAAATTTCTCCTGGCTCAAGATTGGGTTTCAGAATAAAAAACGTTTAACATCGCCGTCCGTCATAATTTCTTTGATAGTGTCGATGATGTCACAATCTTCCGCTTCTTTTTGGGAGCAGTCCTTATATGCCATTATCAACTCGTAAAATTCTTTCTCCGCTTTCGGAAGATTTTTGACAATCAGTTCCACAATGAAAAATCCGATTTTTACTTTATCGAGTTTTTCCCCCGTGAATTCGTCTTTGACTTTCACAAGATCGATATCAGCCGCATCCATAAATGCCGCCAATTTCATCAATGTTTTTGCTTTCATGCGTTACCTCTTCCGATCAAACGAGTACCATTGCGGCTACTGCAGCAGCAAGGGCGTCATGCGCTGCGTCAACAGTCACCTGGTTCTCGTCTGCGCTGTCATTTACAGCCTTTGATTTAAGATATACGACGTACGCAGCAGCATACGATGCAGATGTGTAAAGTTCCGGGTTCAGAGCTGCAAATGCAGAAACATCAGTTGCAAGAGCAGCCCTGTTTGCGGCCGTAGAAGCAGCAGCGTCCACGTCTTCAATTGTGTAAAGGTCGGTATGGTCAGCGGTCGCATCATGATGAGCCTGAAGTTCAAGAGCAATTTCGCCTTCTGCTTTTTTCTTCGCTGCCAGCGCAAGCCCTTTTTCATTCAGTGGATTCTTAATCACAATTTTTTTGAATTTGCCGTCGGTTGTCTCGCAAAACATAGTCGCATTTTTGCGGTACTTTGCGAGTGGAATCAACCCGGTACTCCCGGACGTGATTTTTCCGGTAGAATCGTTTATTGTTGACGAAGGCAGGCACATTGCCAGGACCTTCTGCGATGCCGTGATAATCGTTGCTTTCAGCAAAGCATTGATATCATCGATAACCTGCATTCCTGCCGTTTTACCCTCTGCTCCGTCGTATTCAATGTCTCTGACCGTTTCGGTAGCGTCAAATTCTCCTCCGCCTCTTATGATTCCGAGCTCTTCTTCTGTTGCCTCGCCATAATCGAGGAACAATTTGCCTGCTTTTATGACTACTTTGTCGATCTGTACTTGCTTAATTGCCATGTTCGGCCTCCTTAAATGTGAAAAATGCGGCCAGAGTATGATTGCCGCGTGCAAATAAGTTCTATTTCAGGGTCATTCACTGGCTGTTGATCGTCGTAGTAAATTACTGCATATGCTTTTGAAAGCGGCAGTACCTTACCATCAAGTCCAGCTCTTACAAGATCACATTTTGCTTCTGTATCTGCATATTGGCCTTGTTCATCCCGTGCCCAAAAGTCAATAGTTGTTGAAAATTCCGTTACATTATCGTCATTTGACGGAAAGCGAAAGGCAGAAACAACGCAAAGCGGGAGCGTAGATAGCTGCTCTTCGGTAATTGGATAAATTGCATCGTCGTAATATGAAGATGGATCCATTTCCGCCATAGCGCCCATGAATGTTTTAATAAAATCTGAAGAATCAAACATTGTCTTCGCTCTCCTCCTCTCCTGCAATTCTTGCCAGCGTTGAACCAATCAATGTGTTGATGTCTCCGCCTTTTTCGTAATTGGATGTTGCCATCTTATCCGAGAGCTCTTTGTAATATTTCTGGGCCGCGTCCTTTATGGCTCCCGAATTTGAATTTGCCGCATTCTTGAGCATGTGAAACGCTTTTGATCCAGGATGATTTACATAGCGTCCAAAACAAAGATTCTTTGCTTTGTTTCCAAGAGTTTTCTTGCCTGTAAGTCTCGTTAATTTTCCCCTGGTGCTTTTTCTTCCATAATTGATTTCATGAGCCTTTGTACCATTTTCAAGAATTGCGGTAAGTTGCCAAGGTATCGGCTTCCCTTTTTTCTTCAGCTGAGATTTTGACCAAACGCCAACGGTTGACTTGAAGTTATTTGTTGTTCCCTTAACTTTTCCCGTTTTAACACCGTAAGCCTTCTTTGTTCTTCCTGTCGAAGAGGGAGTATTCTCTGATGCAGCTTTCGCAATAGTCTTTGCCGCCGTTCTTATTGTGGCTCTTTCGGCGGCTTTTAAGGCTTTCTTGAAAGCATCGCTATTATCAATAAACTTTGTCGTTCCGCTCATCGCGCCACCGTCTCTCCAACCAGGACAATCATCTTCTTAGGTGCTTTCGAAGCCCTGACAATGCGGTACCTTTCTCCTTCAAAGTCCATCCCTATACAGGTTTTACGGTCATATTCCGATTCCCTTACCTTGATTCGCACATCCGGTCTCACTCCGGCTTGTGCCGCTGCGTATGTCTCTGTTATTCCGACGGTTTCGACTATGCAAGGAACCTCCGGTCCGGGTATGATATTGGTAATTTGCTTCCTCGACAATGCGTCCGTTCCCATTGTTCCTGTTAAAAACTGTACAACGCTTGTAAATGCCATTATGTCACCGCCTCCGTCATGTAACCCGTAGACAGCGAAAGCGCGGTTTTCATTGAGTTGAAAGATTCTGCCAGCCTTGCAGCTTCATTTTCATCTTCAGCAAAATTCGAATGTACATATACACTTATGGCTTGCGTTACAAGAACGTTTGACTCGTTAGCGACGATGTTAGAAGACACCCCGACTCGAATGAGCTCGAGCCGGGATGCCTCTATCAATCTGGTTACTTGAGAGTCGAAATACGCGGCCGTAATGCCAGAATCCTTCTTTATTTCTTTTAAAAAATCAGCTGATACGGCCATTTCTTAGCCCTCCTTATTAGGCAGTAGCTTTTGCAAGCTTAACGAATGCCTCGCCGATAGCTACCTTTGAATCAAAAGCAGCAGCAACAAGATAGTCAAAGCTGTTTGTGTGAATATCAAAATCGGAAACGATATTGACGTTCTCAGAGAGGTTTCCGGCGATTCCCTGCTTGAAGTTTCCGAGGTATGCTTCGTGGAGCGTAACACGATCGTCGAGCATTACTTCATAACCGTAGATGAAGTAAACACCGTTTACTTCCTTCACCAAGTCATGCTTTGCGTTGTCCTGGAGCTCCATAATGTCAGAGAAGAGGGTCTTCTTGGACATGAGGAATTTGGCTCCTGCATCATATCCGCCCGGAAGCAGCCCGATCATGGTCCTGATGTTTGTTGCGCTTGTTGCACTTGCAAGAGCAACGGTAACGGAGTTTGTTGCATCCCATGTCTGCGCCGTGGCCACGCCCTGCGGTTCGGAGGAACCTGTGCCGGAGACAAGATATCCACTGATACACTTTGCAGCTTTGCGAGCAAGCATGTCAGTAAGCCATCCCTCAAATGCCGGTATTGACATCGTAGATACAGACTTAGAGATAGTCACAAGCTTATTGATTTCATAGCCGTTAAGAGTAATCTTAACCAGCGTGTCATCAGATGCATTGATCGTAGCGCCTTCTGTGTGCTTTGCCGCATCAGCAGTTACACCTTCCATTACAAATGTTACATTTCCTGCAACCTGCAGGAGTGTAATCTCGGCCAGAAGCGGGGCGTACTGCTGGATCTTGGTAAGGATCATGTTTGCTGTCTGTGTCGGAATAGCGTTTCCGACCGAACCGGATACGGTTGTCATGGCGCGCTCTTCCATGGCACTCAATTCCTTGCCCTGCAAACGCTTGAGGTAAGCGTTTCTGTACTCCGGTGCAGCAATCGGGCTATCGTCAGCAAGAACATTGTTTCTCTGCTGCGGCTGTCCGTTTTCAATTGATTCCCCTGCTCCAGCAGCAATTTCTCCAAGCAGTTTCTGACGCTTTTCCGCAGCTTCGGTGCAAGCCTTTTCCTGTGCTTTAAGGCTTCTCATTTCTGTTTCGATGGCAGTAAGTCTTTCTGCCGTAATGGATTCGTCCTTGAGCTCTTCTGTGAGTGATGCAAGCTTTGATCTGATTTCTTTAAGATTCATAATGATTTTTCCTCCTCATATTTCTGCTAATAGTTCGAGTCTCTTAATCGTGTTTTTGCGCGTCTGATAATCCTTCAGCTCTTGTGCAAAACTCCCTTGCTCAAGAGACCGCGCATCGATGGATGTGTCCGGGTTTGCCGGTATAGATACTGCTGATACGTCATAAATTTTTCTGACGTGCAGAATCTTTCGGGTCGTGGTCTTGGTTGCTTCGTCATCCGTCCATTGGCTCTTATCAACAATAAAAGCCCACGACATCCGAGTGACGAGACCGTTTTTGATTTCTTCAAACATGTCCTTTGCCGCATTTGATTTAGATAGATCAGCGGCAATTAATAGCCCTGAAGGTTCAACCTCAAGAGTCAAGGTGTTGTTTGTCTGTCTTGCGAGGACTTTACCGGCGTGGTCGTACTGCATAATGACGTCGCTCATATCGGTCCCTGCGAACGCGTTGCGGTCAACCATCTCGTAGTACTTCCATGTGCCGTCATCCCATAGCAAGTACGGCTTATCAAAGGTCGTTGCATACCCCTCAACGTAAAAATCCGATTCAATACGCTTCTGCGCCTGACTCGGATTTAATAAATTGACAAGTGATCTGTATTCACGTTCTTGCGGTTTCAATGGCATATTAACTGTCCTCCCCTGTTTTGTTTCCGGGTAATACCGGTAATGATGCAGGCGGATCCGCAGTAGGAACATTCACAGCTGCGTCTTTACCTAAAAGCGAAACTTCCTGGTATTCCTTGCGGATGTATCTTTTGTCTCCTCCTTCAACCGGCGGCATGTTAAACACTTCCAGGCCTTGATTGGTCGTAATAAATCCACGGTCAAACAATGTCTGAACGATATTTACCTTTGTAGCATTAGATGCATACTGCAAACGGTTTGCTTCAAAAAAGACACTGTTTCCCATTGCCTTTTCTCGGTCTGAAAAAAGCATATTGGTAATTACTAATCCTGTCTGGAGTCCCCAAGGTTCAAGCTTTCCTTCATAGAAGGCATTCCATTGCTCTTCGGTATATGAGTTTGTCAGAATCGCCTCGTTTACTCCAAAATATTCATAGGCATTGTGTCTGATTTCCTGCATCTGCGGAGCGTTAACAAGGAATGGCTTTGAATCGACTTGCTTAACATCTGCATACTTGTTATCAAATAAGAGCACACCTGTGCCGTTGTTTGACAAATTCTCTTTGGCAAATCTCTCCCGTTCTTTGGTAATATCATCAGGCTGCAGCATGCTTGCTATCTTTGCCAGGAATCGTATTGCCGATGAGCTTGCTACTCCGTTTTCAATAGCCTGGCGTTGCGCATCAATCAGTTTTAGTGTTCCGTCAAAAGGTTGGTTGGAATCTCCGTAAAAATCACTGGAATAATAGTGGTTTCTTAGATGTCCAACCTTTGCATACTCAATTGCCTGCATGTTCCCGTTTATGTTTGCAGCCAAATACAATTGCCCCTGCTCTTTTTTGATCTCTGATGATGTTGCCCGTACTGGCCAGAAACCTACCACACTGCCTAAACTGTCTTCAATTGGAAAAATGAAAGCATTATTTTCAACATCCGTGATGGTAGAAAGCTTGTACAGGAAATTGTATGTGTCCTGTATTGGGTTTGGCTTAAACTGCAGGGTTCTCTCCAAATTTTTATATGCGGACCCTGATATCCTTGGCTTAAATTTTGCTCGGTTCCTTGCAATAGCATCAACGCAGGCTCGCGTAAGATCCATTTCAAAAATCCCACCCGCTAATGAGCGGAACTGTGGCTGGTAACCTGTAAACATCTGAAAATATTGGTCAACGTTTTGTGCAGCCTTGCGCAGTTCCTTATTGGTTTTGCGCTTTTCAGATTTTTCAAAGAAAAACGGCATTCGTTTACCTCCTTTGCATATTTGTATAATCGTCAAGATGCCTCTTTAAAACAACATATGCGTCAATCAGACTAACTGTTCCATCTATGCGCATTTTTGAATGCCTGCCCTTGACTGGTCTAATATTGTCGTTTTCGTCTCGCTTAATTTCCGTGTTTGTTAAGCACCATACCAATATTGGATTTTCGTTATGAATAACATTCTTACTCGTAAAGTCAGCGGCCAGCTCTTTCATGGGCGCAGACATCGTTTGCGCTCCCTGTCTGACCTCTTCCATCGCAAAGCCGTTGTTCTTCATG